TCCACACGCAAAGCGCTACCACGGTAAATGCAAACGCCCGAGGCTCAACTCCTTTGATTGCGTATTCCAGCACTTGTTCTCCGCTGCTGTTGTCAAGCATGGAGATGACGGAAGGCGTTGCGACTGCTGACATACCGCCCGACGCAACGTCGCAACCTGCTGTATATGGTCCGAGCGGAGGAGAGAAATCTATCCCAGGACGAAACCACAACCTCAACGGCCCATCGTCTCTTGGAGACAACCCCACAACTTCTGGTCGCTCTTTGTCGATTACTGGTACGCCCTGCCAAACAGGCCGTTTGCAATGCTCTTTTTTCATTCGTTCGAGCAAAGCAGGTTGGAAGCACTTGCTAGCTGCGCCCTTTGCATCCATGTCAAGTTCACGCGCAATAAATCGAGGTGTAGCACCTGGAAGGAGGCAATGGGAGTCGTACCAAGGCGATCGGAACCTCCCTTCAATCACATGCCCTCTTCGTTCGATAGCACGCAACTCGCGAGCATGGGTACTAATGTACTCATCGACAGCTTCTTGCTCCTCTGGCCTGACTGCTTTGGTAATTCCATTTTGCTTGATGTAAGCAAGCTTTGAATGAACTGGATTGTCTTTCCAATTCAAAGAATAGACTCGAGGGTTATCTGGATCGGTCGCAGATTCGTAGAACACGCCAGCGTCGGCGCCAAACGTTGAGCACAAAAATACGCAATTCGTGACATGCGCCACGCTGGACATGATTTTGTAGTCAACACCACCAGCAATGAACTCTTCAGAGCCTACTTCGTCAAATGCAAACATACTGGTTCTACCACCACGAGCTACGTCTGCTGTTGCTGAATACCCAACCCATATTGAGTTTGTCTTTGGCAATCGAATGGTATGGTCGGTAATGTTGCGATCGTACTTATCTAGCATCCACACTGGCAGCTTATCGAGCATCGACGACAACTTGTTCATGACAGCCGATGGATCCTTAGAGTCCATCATCTTTTCGTTACGAGAAACCAATCCTGACGAAAAACCATTTTCAAACAATGCACGCCGAACTTGCACACCAAGATAGGTGTACGTTCCACCTTGGGCTCGAGACTTCTTCACTGTAGCGGAAACAGGATGACCTTCATTCATTCCTTCGGTTATTGTTTCATCCATGCCAACGATAACTGCATCTTGATGGGGCCAAGGCACAAACGGACGCAACTTAATTCTTTCGCGAGGTTCTTCTACCCACAAAGCAAATGCAAAGAAGAAAAGAACATCATTTTCGCACGCTTGTATTAAAGCGTTTCGAAATTGCTCGTCTACCAATGCTCTTTCGCGGCAGCGAATGCGCCAGCGTAGATTTTCCTCAAGTCCGCGAGGAACCAAATCGTAAAAAGGTGTGTTCATGCCAAGATTGTGCAAATTACAATCAACTTAGTCAAACTTGGCAAATATCAATTTCTTAGACTTCGCTCCAACGCTTCTCCTATCGACATAACCTTCAGTCTCGCCCTCAAAGTGCTTTCATTAAGTCCATAAGCCTCGGCCCACTGTTTGATGGTCATGCGTTTACCAGCATGTGATATTCCGCAAGATCCGCAGCTCGAGGTATGACCGCTACGGAGATGATCGAGACGAACGTCCACGTTTGCGCCACAGTCACATTTACATTGGAATTTACGCTTGCCATTCGAGGAAATTTCGCAAATCACCCGCAACTCCCCGTATTTCTCTCCTGCAGCAACATTGATTCGACGCATCAACAATCCCACTTCCTTCGAGCTTTCCTGAGCCTGCTGTTCGGGTCTTTAGCCGCTTCCGGCCACATTTTCATCTGACCGGCGCTACGAGCACAGAAAGATTTTCTGCGAGCGGCAGACTTTGGATATTTTAACGCTTGCTCTTTCGAAACGGGTGGTTTGAGATTTGACCCTTCGGCTTTAGCTGAAGCCCTGCCCTTAGCGTTCAAGCCACCATCTGGATCTTGACCTTCCGCTCGAGACCAAGCAGGGGTTTTGTACTTCCTCTTTGTCATTTTACTTGCTCTTCGGTTTTGGTTTCGGTTGAGTTTTCTTTTGGGGATTCGACTTCTTGCAACTCCCCTTACTGTACGCCTTTTTGCCCTTTACGGGCTCGTAACCTTGCCAACATCTATTGTCTTTCATCCGGCCAACCCTTCATCTGAGTGTTATTTGCCACGCACACCAAACACAGCCTAGCAAAATTGCCCCAAAAACGAAATTACATCAAATAAGCTCCCACCCTAATTGACTTATTGCGTTACGGGGGCTATCCTTGGGGCAGGAGACTTGTTTTCTGCTTTTTGCCAAGGAGATTTGCGATGACGATTGCCATGTATGTCCGAGTAAGCACCGAAGAACAGAACGAAGATGGTCAGCGTCGTGAGTTGAAAAAATGGATCGTTGCCAACGGAATCGACTACAAATCCGTTCATTGGTACGTTGACAAAGCCAATGGATCTACGTTGGATCGACCGGAGCTTGACCAGCTTCGACGAGACGTTCAGAACGGGACCATCAAGACCGTTGTCGTTTGGAAACTTGATCGGTTGTCCAGAAACGCAATGCAAGGTTACAACCTGATAGGAGAGTGGTGCGACAAAAAAGTACGGATCGTCTCCGTCACTGAGCCTATCGACCTTAGCGGGCTTATTGGGCAGGCTATTGCCAATTTGTTTCTTACTTTTGCTCAGATCGAAAAGCAAAACATCAAGCAACGCCAAACTGCTGGCATCGAAGCCGCCAAAGAACGTGGTGTGTACAAAGGCAGGAAGCCAGGAGCCATCAAGGCGGGTGTCAATCTCAAAAAGGTGTTCAAGCTTCGCGACAAAGGATTTACGCAAGAGGAAATCGCTCGAGCAATGGGAATTAGCCTTAGCTCCGTAGGCAGATACTTGAAATTAGAGCAGGATGTAGCACTAAAAGATTAGTTACTAATCATCTCCAACCTCGTCAGCGAGCATCCGTCTTAACTCGCGAGCTTCTACAGTAAGCGACTTAGCCAATTTTTCCAATGACTCAACTGCCCGCTGCTTTACGTCTTTTTCGACTGCAATCAACGACCGATCTCGCTCACTGCCAGAAAGAGTTTCTACTAACTCAGCCGCTTGTAAATGAAACTCTGTCTTAGTGCATACTTTTCCGTGAATCACCTGGGACCGATTAGCAGCGCGTGAAGCCTGCACCTTGTGCCACTCAGCAAGAGATCGAACATCCATTTGCATCGCTCTTTAATTACTTTTTGCACTGGATAAAAATCAAACAATCCAAATCGGTCGTTCAGGAGTCTAACCCAAAGCAACTACGCCGCATGAAGCGAAATTTGAGTTGCAACACCATCGACCGCACAAACATCTTAGCATCACGCTAGCCTATCTTCTACGCGGCCAGACATAAAGCCGCTGCGTCGAATACGGGCTCCCATAACCGTACGGATTGTTAATGCTGTCAGAACTAAAGGGAGAGCCATACCGCCCATAAGGATTGGAAATTGAGTCCGACGCATAAGGATTAGAACTCAACTCACCAAGATACCGCCCGCTTTGAGTGTAAATCCTCGGCGGGTTGGTCGCATACGGGTTCGTCCAAGAGTAATCGCTGTACGGGCTCCCGTACCGGCTGTACGGATTCATCAGCCCATCTTGACGGTAAGGACTTCCGGCACCGTAAGGATTACTCAGCGAATTGTCGTCGTAAGGACCAGCATTCAGATCACCTAACGGATACTGCCCATACGACAACGACGAAAACAACACTACCAACAAGACGCCTAACAGAAATCGCATCGCTCCACCCTCCATACGCATAAACGAAAACCACTACTCAACGTTCAATCAATCTACCAGTATGGACCCAAGAACGCAACAAGAATGTTGTACGCAACAGAAAACGGCATCGCGGCAGGAGGTAGCGGACGCCCAGGGGAGACGGATCAATTTCCGGCAGGATGCTAACAAATTTTGCGGATCATCTAATGAAAAATGGGCGGGCTATTTCCACCACTGGTAACGATGAGCATTTCCAGTGACTTCCAATCTCTCTACGGCTCCCCCGCATCTCCGTAGTTCATCTGGGAGCGACCCAGCAAACTCACTCCTCGTCAAACACCAACGAAGAAACCTTGATCCACTCCAACCACCTCAAACCCCGAAACCGAACAATACTAATCTTACCAATCCACCACCCACACTCCGATACAATCCGACGACGACCACGCCACCTAGCAGGAATAAAATACTCACTGTCACCAAGATATATCACAACATCTTCGTCAGGTAACCGCATAAAATCACCATATCAGCATGGACCCGATAGAGCAACCGAAAATGGGTGTGCAATGGGAAGGGGCATACGCTGGGAGTCCCGCCGAGCGGGGTGGGGGGTCTGGGTCGTTTTCCGGCGTCCAATGCTTGTGATCGTCCTTGCGGTCCAGTGTCGGTGCCATCGATCCCAACGACAAACACACGTCAAATAGGGTCTCCAGTCCGCAGCGCTCGAAAACACAGGGAAAACACGCAGGAATCACCGCAGAAAACCCCCTTCATCAAGCGTATACCCTAGCAGGCATGGCATATTGGCAGTTTCACCCCTCGACCATCTCGGCGAGGAGTTTGCGGATGTCATCGATCGCCATCTTCTCCCGGCGGATGTGCTCCCGTTCGTCTTCGAGTTGGGCGGTTGCTTTGGCCGCGACGTCCACAAACTTGGTGTAGGCCCTGATCGAGGTCTCTAGCCAGCCCAACGCTGCGTAAGACGGTGCCGGAGTCAGTGCCTTGGCTAGATCCACCTGAGCTTGCTCGCCGACCTCTGTGACGCATTGCAGTCGGTTCGCTTGTACCCACTGGATCTCGGCAGCTAACGGCGCGTTTGGCGGCAGTCTACCCCAGCTCTCCGGCAGATCGCCTAGGCCGACAACCTGGGAATCGGCGTCACCCCGCGCGCGAGCGCCGGGACCGGAACCAGATTCCACGGTAACGCCAGCCGAACGGGAAGCCGCACCCCCCTGCATTTGCCCTCTCGGTTCCCCCTCAGTCCGATTCCCGTTGCCATCCGGTCGCGGAAGCTCTTCCCACGGTTGCGCCGCTGTCGCTTCCGTCACTGTTGATGGTAGCGGTGGGAACATCTCGTCGATCGCGAGGTATGCGCGCCGTTGCGCGTCGTCCTTGTTGAGCCCAGCATCACGCGCTTCACGGATCAGAGTGTCCTTTGCTGCAACAGCTTCGGACCAGCGGTCTTCGGCGAGCAGGCGGCGGTAGATGCGGTACTTCAGATCCACCAGCGGTTCGTTGCGTTGTTCGTCCACGGTCATCGATACTCCGGTTTGGTGCGCGCATAACCCCCCCCTCCCCCCCAAACTGGTAAAAACATGCGTTTTCTCAGGGTTTTTGGGGTGTCGATAGGTATTGGATACCCTATCCATACCCTATCCAAAGGGTATCTATACCCTATCCGTGTTGCCCCCCGTTGGCTCTGCGGGCTGTAGGGGAGCGAGTGAGCCAGCTCGGTTGGCTCGGTCGGCAGCGGATCGGCCTGTGCTTTCGCCTTGGGCTCTGGGCTCCACTGCACGCCCTCGATTCTCTCTTGCCCAGGCAGTCTACCAAATTTCGGCCCAAACGCAAACTCTGCGGGCGGTTGCGACCACCAAAACATCATAGAGACATCATAGACTTTCCCATCTAAGCCCCGATCCTGCGTCAATTTTCCGAAAAAACTTCCCAGCAAAAAACCATCGAATCCCTGCGAAAACATCTATTCATGCAGTTTAAATAGGATCTTTCTATGAAACCCTAATTGACGGCTTTGCTGCAATCCGATATTCTGGATCGGAGAGACCGGGATTGTCTCGGTCAATAGTTGTTCTAGCGGCTCCGCAAGAGCCAGGAGAGACAGTCGTGAAACTCAAGCACGGTCAGAAGGTCATCGCGTACAAAACCACGGATTACACGCGTTACAAGCACAACGAGATGTACATCCACCCCGAGATCACGGTCCAATTTGCTGCGATTGTGGATGAGACCGAGGTGTTCAAGGCTTATGGATGCGAAAGCAGTCTGAATCGTTGCAAATTGCTTCGAGATGAGACCAGAGGCACGTTTCATGTAGATTTAAGCGTTTGCACCTTCTCTGGAAGCCTGACGTTTCGTTGGCAAACCGATCGGCGATACAGTGAAAACCACGGCTATTACTACGGATCGCTCTATGCCTGCAGGCTATACCAGTGCGGTTTCGACGCTGAGACCATTGGCCTCGCGCTGAAGATCGCCAAGTTGGCATGTAGCGGCTGGTCGACTCAACCTATTGAGATCGTCGACGCTCTCAAGACCTTGAAGGCGGTTCCGGTCGTCTTCAATCGCCCCACGGATTGCTTCCTTGTGGGCGAGCATCTGACTGACAACATGTTCGGACTGCCTGCTGAGCAACGTGCTCCCGAGGGAGTGGAAGCCGCCTAGTAACGTTTCGCGCACGAGGGGATTGCCCGGTCCCCGACTGCCTGCAACATCGCAGGGTTTCAACACTGTTTTCAGGAGACAGACTATGCTTGCACCAAGCCGTAAATTGACCCGAGCAACCCTTTCAACGTTGGAGCACATCGTTCCAATCCGACAATTGCGATTCTTACAGCAATTGCTTCGTGGTGAGGAGGGAGACTTTTTCGCCCAGGCAATGAGAGACATTGAGTCCAGTTATAAATCGCTTCCTATCATCGGCGGACCAGGATCGGATGAAGACTCGGAAACCGCGAAAGCCTTGATCCACCTATTCCACCCTTCGTGCGATTGGTGGATTGTGGAGCGCGACGAGGATCCAAAGGAGCCAGTGTTCGGGATTGCAGACATGGGATATCGCGAACTTGGATACATCGACCTGCAAGAGTTGCTTTCAACTCCATTGATCGAGATTGACCTACATTGGAAGCCAAAGACAGTGGCCGAGATCATGGCAGAGGCTCGCTAACCACAGCTCGGACACGAGGGGCTGATAGATCGGCCCCGACTGCCCGCGCTGTTGCGGTATTTTAAGTGTTAGCTGCCCCGCAAGGGCAAGGAGAAATGACGATGGTGACCAAGACAAGAAAGCTTATCAAGACCAAGGCCGAGCGCATGCTCGCGGACAAGCTGGAT